TCAGGATCCTGTCGCTGTAGCAGATCCTCCATCGGCCTGCAGTACGCTTTCTGGTAGCCGTTCATCTAATGGCTGGTTCTCGAACACCTTCATGCCAAACTGACCGATCCAGGTGCTGACTGAGTTGATGTTCCCTGCGATGAAGTCGGTCACCTCGGCGATCAATCCTTTAACGACGACATCCGTACTCTGACGCCAGTAATTCTCAATCGCGACCAGCAACGGATCGGAACCATTACTGACAGATTGTTCACCTACGCTATACGTTTTTTTCTTCGCGCTATCGGTGATACATCGCAGCTGGCTGGTCTGGACGGCCCCAGCCTCTGCAGCGATGACCTGCATCGTCAACGTAGCCACTTTGTTCCCGTCTGCATCAGCGCTGGATGCATAGAACATGGAAAGCGTCAGATCCGTGCGTTGATACATCATTGCTTACCTCCACGACGATGACGTGAACGGCGACCACCGGGAACCATTGTCTGTTGTTCCTGCACCAACTCCCCCTCTAAAGGCTCCTGATCCAGTACAGGTGATGAAACAGGGGCCGGAGCAATATCATGTGCAATCGTCAGTTTCAGCATTGGGCGGACGCCCTGGACATGCTCAAAATGGATGCCATGTACGGCTTCATTCATTCGTGACTGACCATCCGTCTCCAGAACGGTCAAAACACCATCAACGTATTCAATTTTGAAACTCTTCATCGGGTTCTCTCTGTTGCTGTTTTCTTGCTGTGGCAGGTCCAGCACAATGACTCCAGATTAAAGTCATCATCGGTACCGCCATGAGCTTTAGGAATGATGTGGTCGACACTTGAGGCTTTCGTGGCAATACCGTCTCGCCTGCAGTTCTGACAAAGGTATTTATCCCTCTTCATGATACGGGCCCGTTTAATTTCCCACGGTCGACCATAACCACGTTCCTGCCGAGTTTTTCCGGGCTGATAGTTACGCCAGCCATCACCAGCGTGTTGCTGCCTATGCATCTCACAGTATCCTCCGACATCATTGGTCACAGCCGTGCATCCTCTGTGCCGGCAAGGTCGTTTAGCTCGTGGCGGCATAAACATCCTCGAGCATGAGTTGAGGGAGAAGAGTTAAAGCGGCACTGTCGATGAGAAACTCTGAAACGGGCAGCGATGAGCATGACAATCCGTCACACTCAATCGCCACCAGCTTCTCGTCTACGTATGCAATTTTTAAGTTCTTCATCGCGTTACCTTTTGCGAATAAAAAAGCCCCGCAGATGCGAGGCTACTGGTTAAATATCAGGGTGTTACTGTGAAAGCTCAGAGTGTAAGGTTGCGGCTCAGCCTATCTGTGGTGGGACACAGTTAAATATTGTACTTGCAGAGGAATGGCTGATTAGCTCTGCTTAAGGAACTTTAAAATGGAAGAAGAAATTAAATATAACATCGAGGTGGATTGCTCAACTCTGGAGTCTGCAGCAAAAGAAATAAGAGCTCTCAAAGGTCTTCTGGCAACTATGTTTGTTTGCCTTGATCAGGATATGAAGAGTGTCGTAATACATCAACTTTCGCAGATTGATGATGAATACAACCAGAAAAACTTGGAGATGCTAAAGCAAATCCAACATATCCATAACCGACCTTAATAGCTATGGCAGACGGTTACAGGCTGTCTGCCGATCTATTATTTATTTCGATATCTTAATTGTAGTTCCGCAATCTTACAGCCCATAAAGTGTAGTAGTGCCTCAGCAGCATCTAACCGTTTGAATACCTCATCAATGTTTGGCTGCATACCTGAAGCGTATATCTTACCCTGCGTTTGAATGCTCCAAGCACTGACAGAGGTCAGGGTATTATCCGGTTTATAACACTCTGCAGAGGAAATTGCCGCTGAGACTACAAGCTCCTGCAGGTCTGGGCGATCATGTTCCACCACCAGAGATTCATCATTCGCATTGACATCATAAGATAAGGTAAACGGAGCGGTAGCCTTGCCTGATATAACCTTCTCGACCAGCACGCAACCAGACTGAATGACTTTAAATCTGACTTTGACCCCACAGACAATGCCATCATTAATCTGTTGAAGGTTTGTAATAGTGACTTTCAACGTTTTCAAGTTGCTTCTCCTCATTATCTCTTAAAAGGGATATCGTTTTTTTATCCCTTAGAGGGGATAGACGTTCGCACCGATTCGTAAATCCGCTCACAGGGCATTCCTGTTTCCCCTGATTGGTTTTGTCACATATTCTCGTCCAGGATGTCCTCAAGCCATGAAACCGGCTAAAAAAAAGGCCGCATAGATATGCGACCTTTGGTTAGTACCAGTTAGAAAACTAAAATCTCTCAGGAGCCACCCAAGAGAGGCTTTTCTGCTTTTTAACTGACCACTGCCGTTTCGGTGTTGGCTGGCAGTGATAACGTGATGATAGCTTCATTTAAGTTATCGATAGCATTTAAATATCGAAAGAGCTCATTGAACCAATCATTTTCAACTTGCCGGAACATTCAACCAGAGCAACAGGCTTCTATGCTGGTCTTTTGAGAGCAATTATCAGTTCGCCCTAACGAGGCTGGTAACTAACATATTATTCGATGGCTCCTTAGACAGTGACCCATAAATCTAATTGTTTAATGTACCATTGGATGGGCACACAAATAACCACACCATCCCCAAAGTTAACAGATTTGATAACACACCCTTGTGGCGGAAAAAATTCCGCACCAGTCTGGGGCCGGATCGAGCGCTCAATGCCGTAACGATAACCGCATGGTAGTTGTGGTAGTAAGTTTACTGTCATGAGTGGCTACTTAGTTTAGAGTGGTTTGAGATCCTATAGTGCATGACATCCCCTGAATTAGATACAAACATTTCGATGCTGAAAGCTTGAATGTCTTGTTTTCAGATTTTTTGTTCACTTAAGGCCACTTATTTCATGTGCTATGCTTGTTACTTACTCATCGCCCGATAGTACGCCTGCCAGCGATACTTATCCAAACGGAGCTGGCGCAGGCATTGAGCGGTTTCTACATCAGACTGTAAATCTTCATCGCTGTCATTCCCTGCGTCACTTGCTTTGCACGGCGGACTCATCAAATCCGGGGATGGAGTTGGCAGCATCGATGGCGCGCTGACGCAACTGCACAGCAGCATCATCAAACCTACACACAGTACGATTCGGAGACTGAACATATTTCACCACGTCGCGGGTTATTGTTTTGTAGATGACCTTACCCGCTTCGTTAGCAGTCGCGGCCTTTTCCTCTACAGGCTTAATGGCATTCTCGGCCTTCTCTCTCTTCTTCGCAGCCTGAGCATTGATGTGATCAGCGTGGGAACTCCATCCCATACGCCATGAAATGGCACAGGACATTAGCAGGATTGCTATTGCGATGATAACGGCGGTTAAGCGACTCATCTTTGCTCCCATAAACACACTTCACGCTCAATTTCCCTCCGGGTAATAAGTCCTTTCCACTGCTTACCTTTGGCATAGGTCCAGCGGCGCAGCTGATCACACGCACCTTTCTGGTCACCCTGGTTGATTTTGCGAAGCAGAGTAGAGGTCTGGAAGTTCCCGGCTCCGACGTTATAGGCGAATGAGTACAGAGCCCCACGCATTGTTTCTGGGATCGGTTTTTTGATGTAAGGGTTGATCTGCCAGGCGACGGTATTCAGGTCTTTATTTAGTAGCGCCCGACACTCTGCCTCGGTATAGGTTTTGCCGAGCATGATGTCTTTACCTGCGTGGCCGTAGCAAACCGTCCAGACACCTACCACATCCTGATAAGGGGAGTATCGCACTCCCTCAAGCCCATCATTACCCATCGGGCCAGTGATGAGTGCAGAGGCAATCGCCAGGGCCCCGCCGCCCACCGCCGCAAGAACAGTTTTACGTAGTGTCGGAGACATTATTCACCTCGAGCAGCTTTTCGCCGGTCTTCTTTAATTTTGAAGTACAGATTCGTCAGGTATGTCAGCAAGCCAAATACCAGACTTCCCAGAACACCAATAGCGGCCCACTGGGATGGGGATACTTTGTCGAGCAATTGCAACATCCAGAACCCCGCGTTACCTGCGGACGTTCCGTAGGCAATACCTGTTGTTAGCTTGTCCATTCGATACATACTCCACCTCCGGATTAACGGGGTGCTTTGTGCGTGTAGGGGGTCAGGCCCATCGGGCTGATTTAACAACGAGCCGTATCGATGATGATTCCCGTGAGCCTGAAATAAGAAAGGCCACGCAAAGCGCAGCCTTCAAATGATGTTTACCTTTTCTTTCTGAAGCGCCCTATTGATGGCGTAAAAAAGCCCGCCAGAAGGCGGGCAGAAAGTAGGCATTCTAGGTAGTAACGAAACGAAGGCACTCCTAATAGTCCGAGCTACCGATTTACCAGGAAGCATTCACTTTTGCCGTTACGTTCTATAAACATAGAAGGGCAACCGCAAAAGTAAACCTGCCATAAATCTTAAATAAGTTTAGTGGCAGTGTGGTGCCGGGTGCCTCCCGGTGAGCATGCCCCAGTCGGCATGGCCCGCGCTGCATTTACAGGTGTCTGTAACTGACTGGTCGCCCCTCCGCATAGGGGGATTCACCACCTCAATAATTTATGATGCAAACATTCAAAGTGTCAATATCTGACCATACTGCCAGCGCCTCTGCCATAATATAAGCCAACAACGCCCACTTAAATTGTATGCATTCTAATACTTAAAGCTATTGCGAAGCCCTGACTCAATGTAGCACTCACTGATATCAGGTAAATACGAGGTAAGTAAAATGCTATCTACTGATAACCAAAGAATTTCAGAGATTTTTGAACGTTTGGCAGAAATAGCAGCTAAAACTGCTGAATTAACAAGCAATCCTAATCTATCCCCTGCTCAAAAGCAGGCAGCATGTGACAGTTACTTTAGCGAACATGATCAGTTAACAACCGAAGCCCTAGAGATCTTCAAAAAAATCACTAAAAATCCTCGGTGAATGCTGAAGCATGTGAGATTGCGTATGCAATACGACGATATGACAGGGGTATTGATGCAGCGCATCTCGCGAATACCCCTGTCATATCGCCGGAAAGCAAAAACCCCGCACGGGCGGGGTCTTCGTTATATTCAGATTGTCGCTTTTTGTCGCTGCCGAGTGGCGCAGCTCTGCCAAGCATGAAGGAATTATCTAACTTTCTGGCCCATTTTCAATACCAAAAAGGCAACATAGCACTTTTTGCTAATCCGCATGAATCGCCTTATGAACAGAAAGGAAAGCTTTTGCTCTGAATATTTCAAGACACCAGCGCACTCTTTTCCGGGCCTCACTGTCTGTTAACCATGGCGCCACCAACTGTATTTCCCGTGTTATGTCTGAGATTTTTTTGCGGGTGGTGTAATAGTTAACGCCAACGAGATAAACAGGATCACCCGTTTCAAATATCGCCAGTACACATCGTTCAACAAATTCAACATCATCCTCAGTGATCGCAGCGTCAATGGCGACAGTTGCAGGTTTCGGCCACAAAATGGCATGCGCCCTGCTTAGTGCCTGCCGCCCGCGATAGCCTTCACTCCTTGCCTGCTCGATTGCTGCCGTAAAGCGCTCTAATGCTCTATCTGACCAGTGATCACCCTTCATACCTCGCCAGCATGAATGTCCTGATGGTTTGCGCGGGGCCGCACCTCCTCTCATACCTTCTCCCCATACAGTAAGCAGAGATTTTATCCAGGCGGACTGAATGCCATTAAGGGGAGTGAATCGGCCCAGCCAGCTTTTGCGCGGGGCGGCGGCCACTGTTTCTAATCCTGCACGGTGTAGACGGCGTTGACGTGGTGTCATTCTGTTCTTCTCCTTACTACGCCAGAACGCCGAGCGCGTATGCCCGGTCCAGCAATTTAATAATTAATACCGGCTGGGTGCCGTATTCACGCTCAAAAGCGGCAGGGTCATGGTGCAAAGCGCGGTGGTGCTTGCGGCATAATGGGATCGTAAAAATATCGTGTGCCTTGGTGCCTACGCCGCCCTGCCCCCAGCCAATAAGATGATGTGCATCATCTGCAGGCTGCCCACAGCACATACACGGCTGTTTTTTAACCCATGAGATAAAGTCAGCTGATAACCATCGGCTCCGCTTAGGTCTCGCGAATAGTGTCGCCGGAGCAACAGGATCGACGTTCACAGGAACCAGAGGCTTGCCCGGCGTTGTTATTGCCGTTGGCTTGATTGTTTTTTCGAGACGGGGAGAAAGAATACTGGTGGCCGGTACCGACGGAATAATCTCACTCTCCCTGTAAACCGATTTAATGCCATCGTCTTTAATACGCAGGGATCGGCGCGCCATTTCTTCTGTAATTTCATCGCCAATACCGGCGCCTACCGCCCACCAGCATAGCTCCGCCAGTGACAATGAGCGCTGAGCGTCCAGACCAAGCGCGATGCGGGCAGTGTCGATTACCCAGTCAGCGTTGTTAACACCTACCAGTTGATCGAGGGTTTGTTCCGTTTGGTTTTTCAGCTCATTATCACAGTGCCAGCATGCGATTATTACACCCGTCGCATGGCGAAACGGGACGAACTCATGGTGATGGTAATCGGAATGTGTCCACTGACAGTTTTTAACCTGCCTACGCAACCATGACTCGAGGGCACTAACCCCACCAGCTGCAGTGATAACTGCCTTCTTCATGAAAAAAGGTCTGATCCCCATATCATCCCGCAACGGCTGCCGGGCATCAGGAAGACGTCCACTGGGTATCTTTTTCATGCTTGCCGGCGGCATTTCAACAAGAACTCGGCCGGCACCGAATAACGGCATTAATTCACTACCCGGCTTAAGCAGCACAATTCCAAGATGGCGTGCAATATCCACGTTAAGCAAAGCTCGCATCAGTCCCTCCACATCTTCTGTATGTAGGTCCTGTCAATCCGTGGCGGCTTCTTCGATTCCGGCAACAGCACGCGGATCTCCCACGATGCAAAGTCTCTGGACAAGCTTTTCTCAACCACACAGTTATTTTTACGGTATCGCTCCACCAGCTCTGTAGCCTCAGCCTCTGAAAGTTGCTCGTGTAAAAACCAACTTTTCTTCATGGCTGATCACCGAACAGTCGCAAAAACTCAATCGCTCTTTCACGCGCACCGGGTTCTTCAGCGATCATTTCCTGCAGCAGCTGCACGGCGAGCACAGGCTCCTTTCGCCCGACGATGGAAATTCCTCTGGAGACACGGCGAGAGAGTTTTATAAAATTTTTTCTCTCTAACGCACGCAGATGCAACAGGACAGCATTAGACGAGCTAACGCCGAGCATATCGGCCAGCTCAGATAGCGTAGGTGGGTAGCCATGCTGATTGATGTAGGCCACCAGCAGATCGAAAACTTCCTGCTGTCGAAAAGTTAGTTTTGAAGACGAAAGCAAACCGGCGCTCGATGAAGGAGCACCAGTCTGATGGAATTTTGATATTTCGGGGGTTTGCGTCATGGTTTATCTCCGCGACGCAGCAGGTATAGGTTGTTCAGGCCTATGAAAGGAGTGTAACAGAATTCTTGCAAACGCGATAACCAGCACGCTCAAGCATCTGCGTAAAGAGTGTCGGTGTTCCTATAATATCATCATCCTGTAACGGCATGAATGACACCTCATCACCGCGTCTGTACATGAGCGCGCGCCCAGATTCCGGAAATGAGTGCAGTCTTGCAACAATAGCCCCATCGTGACACCGAATAACCGCGTAGCCCTTACTTGGTAATTCCTGTTTATGTTTCACCAATCCTCCCCTTCACACTGGAAAGTCCTTGCAAGCTGTATCAAATAAACCAGTCGTCTGCACTTTCCCAAGTCTGCAAGAGGATTTCCTCAATCGTGTTCTTAACCTCTTTTTTACCACCGTAAACAGTAAACCCTTCAGTGCCTGTACGGCGTATAACCAGACTGTACTCGCCGAATTGATTCTGGAACCCACTCAGTAATTGTTGTTCCATCACCTGAACTGAGACTTTAGAGATTTTTTTAGTATAATCAATGCTTAACTTAACTTTCATAGACGCCTCCATCGCTTAAGCTGTATGTATATACAGTACACCTATACTTGTGATTGATCAATGGTTTAACAGCACGAATTGTTAAGTAATGGAGGTATATCCTCCCTGTAGGTACATATAAAATAAGTGGAATTACCATCAAGGCAAGGGGCATGGTCTGTAGAACACCACCTGAGCAGATGATGTTCAAAATGAGGGGTTACAATTAAAATGTGAAATTAATTACACTTTAAATTTTGCTGGGTCAGCACATTCCGGGTACTTTAGACCATTGCTAAAATACATTACTTCATCTCCGGTATAACGCTCTTGAGCACTATAATTGATTCCATAAGATAAAGTTTTAGCAGAACTGTACATCGTACGAATTGGCAAAACATTATCATATGAAACTATCCAAGGTGTTTTAATCTCAGACTGTATTCTAGTAGAAATTAGAACGTGGTCCTCATGTAAATAATGATTTTCATATAACCCTTTCCCCTTAACATAATATGGAGGGTCAAAATATGTCAAAGAATTCTGTGGCAATGCCATTATTACTTTTGTAATAAAATCATTAGCATCGAGATTAAAAACATGAATTTGATTCTTTTTTTCGGCTATTAGTTTAATCCGCCGTATCAAATCCTCCTTATTGTATCTGGCATCCAATTTCCATTTTCCTGATTGATTCTTGCCTCCGATCACTCCCCCCTTAAGTATACCAGAGCGATTTGTTCTATTAAGAAAGAATGTAGCAAATGCAAGTTGAAGAAGATCCTGATTTTCAGGGTTCGTAATTATTGATTTCTGAAAATGCCACTCATCCATTGTAACATCAGTTCTCAGAATCATGTGGCATAATTCATCAGTTCGATTGAGCACACTATCCCAAAAAGAATATACAGCAAGATTCAAATCATTAAGATATATTTGTGAAGCACTTTCTTTAAAAAGTAACTTCAACGCCAAACCTGCACCACCCGCGTATGGCTCTGCGTAATGCAGATCCTGTAACTTATTCATTCCTATGATTTTATCCATAAAATTGAACAATTTACCCTTACCGCCTGGATAACGTAATGGCGTATTAAACCGCATAAAGCACCTCGTATGTATCAGCCAATATTGTACCAAATTTGAAAAGGTTATGGCCATACAATAATTCAACGTAAAAACAATCACTTATCAATTTGAAGATAGCCATACACTTTGCCAGACTCAATGCCAAAGCCATTGATGAGCGCATTAATCAAGCTAGATTCAAATTTATTCTTAAATTCAACTTTATATTCTGGGTTATGTTTTAGCCAATATCTAAAGGGGTTTTTATTTACCGGACCAGTTAAAAGCTCTCGAACTTTATCATTTTGAGCAAAAGACTTGAATAAAGTTCTTAACTCTCCTTTAACACTTTCCGCACTTTTACCTTTTCTGTAATTCTTGATAACATCTGATAGAGATATTTTTTCCTCGACTATATTCAGCCTTTCTATTATATCAGCGCTAATTTTAAGAAACACTACCTTTGTGAAGCCATTATTTTTTTGCCAATATGAGTCTTCCTTATCCAAATTATACATGAACTCAAATAAAAGCTGGTCAGGTGGAAGAATTGTCGGCAACAAGCATAGGCTTTTTTCAGCTTTTGCTTTTTTAGCATTCGGACCGTTATCATTTACTACGTCACCATCTAAAACTATGATACTTTTATTGATAAACTCAGGAATTTTACGTGCCATCAAATCAAGCAAAGTATTGCAGCTAATATTTACATCCTTCAGTGGCGTGAGAATTTTATTTATATGTCGTTCTGTTATTAGTTGTTTAAAAAACAAATACCCCTCAAAATCCTCAAAATATACATTTATTTTAGGAAATGCCTCTTCAGCATCAACTTTTATAGTATCAACCAGTAAATCAGCATTAATCTCTGGCCATGATAGATTTGTCTTAGCCGAAATAGGACCATATGTATCTGTGAGATACACCGTTCTATAATCTTTATCAGCAAGTTGGCTAAGTTTAAATACTTCCTCTATAAGTATTGGCGAGTGAGAAGTCATTACGATTTGTAAGTCAAGCTTACTAGCCATTCTCTTAAGAACGTTAATTAGTTCAATTTGAGCAGCAGGGAAAAGTCCTGCATCCGCCTCATCAATCAGTAGAATACCGCCATGATAATCTTTAAGCTCTTCTTTCAATCTTTTAAAAGAAAATATGGCTTGTATAATTTGTCCTACGTTATCCTCGCCGACAGAAACAGATTCGTGGTCATAGTAGTCTCCATGTACAACCATTGAGTCAATAGTTCCTGTAGTCGCAGTAATGGAGGTTCCATTTTCCTTAATGAGTAGCCTTCTGTTCATTGCTAATATTTCATTTTTATTATCAATGATATATTGCTCATCCCTCTCGCTATACTCAGGCCTCAATGTTATAGGTAGAAGCCTCTGAAGGCTAAGATATATTACAGGATGAGTAACATTACGGCTGGTATTTTTATTCCCTAAAACATCATTATTTCTGAGGACTGGTCTTGCTTTCTGATGATATTTTGAATCAACAAGACCAAGTCTTAAATTATTTAATTCTTTTTGAAAAGCACCATCATATAGAGTTATTTGCACTTCCATCCCGCCGGGTGCATCAAATTTACTTGAAAATCTAAAATGTTCACTAAATTGTGACTTGAAGCGATTCCCTGTAAGGGTCCGAAAGGAACCTAATGACTCCGCTGGTTCCTTTGAATAATCATGAGAGAAACTAAAAATTTGTGCAATAATACCAAGTATTGTAGATTTTGACGTGCCATTTTTGCCGCAAATAACAGTAATACGCTCTCCGAAGGCGATATTTACATTTTTTAATCCGCGAAAGGCTTCCACATGCATACTACGGAGTTTAGTTAAAGGTTTAGCCACGATAAATTCCTTTCTTGCGTAAGTGATTTTTATAAATACTATATATACTTTTTTTCACTTCAATTCAAGAAATACCTCTTATTGATACAGAGAGCCTTGCATATCCAAATCAAAAGTCTGCTTAGCCGGCTTGAATTAACAGAGAAAGTACAAAATATAATCTTTTATTTACTTTTAATTCCCATGTGCTACGGAGTCGTCAAAGATGGATAGCTTAATAATTATGTCCAACGATATCAACTTGCCCCCTATTAGCTTGCTAGTACAAGTTAAACATTTAATGAAACTTCTTGCTGTGAGGCAGGAATATTTTTCAGCAGTATGATATTCAACATAATGAGTTAATGAGTTTACCATTGTACTTATCATTGCTTCTTTAAAAAGTCTCTCAATTATGAGATAGCATATTTTCCTTCACTTAGTGCTCTTGCAGCGTAGACATGAACAGCATGCCTATATATTATCTGCTATTTATCATTACCTTATCCACAACCGCTTGTACTTTATTAAAAGTAGCATTTTTAGCAACTGGATGATTTTTCTCATAAACAGAAAGCTCAGGAGTTGATAGTCTAAATGAGAGACCTACATTAAGGAAGGAAATTCTAAATATTACCAACTTACAACTCAAAAATGCTCAAATCATGGTAGAAGGTTCCAATCCCTAAGAAATGACGATATAATCAATAGCAATATCTTTTATGTTTCGATGGGAATTTTCAACTCCTATTGCAAAAATACAAAGCGAGCTGGCAGAATGAATGAAAATCTTTATCGCTTGATTATTGACTTTCAAAGTAATGTTCAGAGTGCCTTAAAAAGCATGTATCGTTCAGGTATTCAGATGCCGTCCAGTTGTTATGAATGGCTCGAGTATCATATACCTATTTTAGGTGAGTTAGAAGACGGGCGAAAATATTATAAACATGGCTATGGATGCCGGGTGTATCTAAATTCAAAGGGGGTGGACTTTGACTTCGGGGAACAGGGTGAAGTAGGTGGCTTTAATTCGTGGTGGTTAACTGAATTTGCTGGAAGTAATTTGTCATCTTATGGCTTCAGAAATTATGAGGAAGTTAATGAACAGCTGAAGAGTGCGTTAGATAATGGACTGATAGCACCCCTGAACAATAACCTTTACTATTTTACAGGTATTCCTTTTATTTATGCATCAGATACAGACGCCCGGAATCCTGATGATATGCTACCTTGTCGCGATCGAGACCGCGTATTAACACTCCAGATTCATTATTTTGAAACAGCTGACCTCATGTTTAAAAAGTACGACAAGCTTAATGAAAGAATGAAAAAGAAAGGGCTTTTGAACCGTCAAGATAAATTTGAGTGGAGAACTTACCTTGTAACATGGTTAGGTTTTTTAGGTGTTGTATGCGAAGGTTTTCGAGGGCTAAACATCCGGCTTTTACTGAATAATGAACGCCCTAATACTTTTCAAGAATTATTACCTATTTCTAATGAAATAGGGACGTTGATGAAAGCGCATTCAGATTCACTAAGAAAATTTAGAAATAATGTTTTCCATATGAGAGAGAATAGTGATTTTCTATCCCATTTTTTCGATAAAGATGTTGAGCGTCTGTCATGGGCTCGCGAATTGCATACAGCATTATCGATTTTTTTTTCGAAGTATAGAGTTTTATGTGAAGTACACTATATAAGAAATGGGCGCAAAGGAGAAAGCGAGCTGTTCGCACTAAATCAACCTCGCGTAAAAAATAAAAATATACGCTAGCATCCAGCATCGTTAACTTATCTTTAATAAAGCCGTCTCTTGTTTAACGCAGAAAAAGGTCGAGGCGCAGAAAATAAATAAGGTGTGTTATTTCCTAACCCTTTTATCCACCCCGCACTTCTGAAAATGTTCGTTATGAAAAGCTAGTCTTGTTTCATTGGGGAATAACGTAAATACTCCGACAAGAAATTATTTGCTTGCGCGAAAAGTAAAGCCTGTTCTTTATCAAAAAGATATTTAGCTTTATTACCATGTAATGCATTATTCCTTAACCTCATAACCACCATGAATATAGCCTCTACTTTATCTTTCTTAGTTGGGTTTTCCAATTCTAACTTGTTACGTATTTTTTTTATTATGCCTCTATTGAAATTAGATAGAACCTCTAGTCTTCTTTCAGCACCCACTGCCATCAGATAACGATCTTTAAAGAAAGAAAAGTATTGCTCAACATCGATATTTGTATCACGAACAAAAACTTCGGCATAAATGCCGGCCTTTCTAAAAGTTGCATTTCCACCTAGAAAGCGTGCTTCAGTATACGAATACGCAAGACTGAGCTTTTGAAATTCATGCAACACCGACGCAGGGATGTCCTGAGAAAGCCCCAAAAAATCACGCATGTATTCAACATCCATAAATATCCCTCACATTCTCCTTCACTTTTGATTAAAAAAATACATTCTTAAATTGACATTTGTGAACATGCCATAGGTCCAAATTACTTAGCATGAATGGCGGTTCCAAAGAACCGCCACAACTCAGGCCCCACAACTGCAACTAGAACATTTTATTAACATATGCGCGACTATAATGTCCAGTAAATCTACAAGCATTGCTGTCTGAATTTGTACTACCACCTATATCTTGTTGCCGATATTTATTTTTCAATTGTTATAAATCCTTGCATTTGTTAAACAGACTCCATCAAGTCAAACTCGATAGCTGCACGACGATGGTGGATTGCTGCCAGGCGTCCATGGCAAATGCTCCCCTTGGTTCTCTCTGTAACCTGATATGTTTTACGGGAAGTCCGGTCATTCTAGCTACCTGTTCGGTTGTGATGCGCCCATGCTTTTTTACAAAATCAATAATCCTCCGAACATCCCACACCTTCTGCAGTAGGGTTCTTTTAGCCATAGTCAGCACCTCGCCGCGTTGCGCAGGCAGCGGTTGCGCATTCTGGCAAGCAACCAGAGCTCGTTTGCTGTTGTTGTCATTCCAAGCATCGATGTATAAACAGTCGCAGCCCGGCGCCACAGCTTTTTGTCTTCCAGCGTCTTCGCCAGGGACAGTGCGTTTTGGACTTTTTTCACATTCTCTTCAGATAATGGTGTTGCAGTCTGCGGCAGGGCAACATTGGGAACCTCAACACCTGCAACCACTCGATAGACGTACTGGTAGCCGTTATGGGTACGATAGAGTTTTCCCGCGGCATGGAGCTGCCGCAGCAAGTTACCTGCTGTACTGGCTTGCAAGTCGAGCGCATCGCAGACATCCTGCAGGACGCATTCTGGCGTCCGGCTAACGATGGCAAGCACCATCTGTGCTTTGGTTACTTTGGTTTTTGATTGTTTGTCCATGGTCAAAACTCGTTTACTTGGTTAAACCTGCCGCCTTGCGGCGTTTGTACTCTTCCATCAGAATCTGTGCTGGCGTCGGTCCCACTGGATGTCTCGGTGCTGCCAACTGCTGACGAATTGGCGGAATCGAAAACCCGTTAGCCAGGTGTTTGGTCCATTTCGTGAGTAAGTTATCTGCCAGTTTTTTCAGCTCTCCCTCCGTCAGGTTCCTCTCAGCTCCGGTTCTGCGCATCTCAATGCAAATGTGATACAGAACATCCTGTTTCCATGGGTATTTGTCGCTTCCCGAATATCGGTAAGACTCGTTTCTCCAGCGTTTGTACTCCGCCATCACTGCATCGGATGTCAGATTGAACGGGTTAGCACCGCTAGCAGATACCAGCGCGACGAACTCAGCGAGATCCGGCGGCCATGTGCTGCCCGCGGCGCAACGCTCCATGCACTGCCGGCAAACCAGCGTAATCTGGGCTTCACTCATCGACCCAATCTGAGCGATCCAGAGTTCTGATGGTTCCTCTCCGTTCTTCAGGATCCATCGGTTCGAAAAGATTTCGCCCATCACTTCCCATAGGCGCCACGCCGTTTCTACGGCCGTCTGTTCCCGCAGCTCGCAACCGTTGCTCACGGGCGGCTCGAATCTGTTGAACAGCTCTGGATGCTGCTGGCTCTGCTCGTACTCCCACATGATCGTTACCCCCATTCACTGGTTTTTTCTGGCGGACTTCCGCACGGTTAAGATGTCTTGCTAGTTTTTGCTCCCACTGGACCTGGTGAAACGCCCTGCCTTCAGCCTGCCAGTACGCGATGAAGCTGCTTAACTCGGCAGCAAGATTTATCCCCGGTCTTAATGGCATTCCCCAAATGGTTGCCAGTCGGGGAAAATCCTCGGAAGGTTTCCACCCGAAATACATCGCAAATTTTCCGAATGCTTGTGTTTCACCAGGAACTATTCCCGGTTGATTCGGATAGTCAGGCACAACTGGTTCGACCAGAACCCTATGTGTGGGGGTTATATCTTTTGGTTCCTCTGGTAGATTCCGGATCCCGTTTTTGGGATCGTTTGACGGAAAAAACGGGATCGTTTGGTTGTTTTGCGTACAGGAAACAGTCCCGTTTTCGGGTGCCTTTTCAGCTGTAACAACCCCGTTTTCGGGTATGTTTAAACGATCCCGTTTTTGGTAATGTTCCCGTTTTTGGGTGTGTTCAATTTCAGCAACGCTTTCTTCCACACCAAGAAGTCGGTAAACCGGGATTTGTTTAGTCTTTCCACGCCGTTCACCTGTATCTTCAATAAGCCCGATCGAAACCAAATACTGCAGGCTCGACTGGACCGTTTTCTTATCCAGCTCAGTTGCTTCAGCCAGCGCAGGAATGGATGGAAAAGCACAGAGATCAGCTCCGCACATGTCAGCCATCCAGGTCAGAACAGCTTTTGCAGAGGACTTCCCTGTCTTGACTTTTTTGGCCCATCGCATTGCGTCAATGCTCATGAAGCCCCCCTATTTTCTGTACGGTACTCATTGTCAAAACTCGATTAAAAAAACTGTGGCGCTACGGCGCTTATGCTCGCCAGTAGTGGTCCCGCCGCATCTGCAGGAAGCATGTTAAAAAGTGCAATTGCTGCCTCCCGAATTTCACGCTCTAACTTTTGCAACGGAGCGCCAAGCAATTTTGCCTGGTGCGCTTCGCTACACTCTTTGATTGCTTGAGCCACCAGCTCGCTTTCAGTCAATCCACGTTTCAATCCGTGTTTGCGCGCAATCTCAATAGGCATTGCATCAGCGATCGCTCCTGAAAGCTGTATGACGTAACTGGTGTACTTCTCTGATCCAGATTCGTTTTTCAGGTAGCGGTACAGATTTTGTTTATTAACGCTGATGCCGCGACCGTTTTGTTTCTCCCACTGTTCGGCCACCAGCTGTGCGACGAGTTCCTGCGCGCGACCAGGTAATGAAGATTCCCATTCCTGAACAGCGGCAAAAATAGCCCTACACTTCTGGCGATCGCGGCGCGTCAGCGAATAGTGATTTTTGGTTTTCAGTTGCACCGCCATGTCTTGGGTATAATTTTCAAAAGAGATGGTTTGCATTTTTATTTCTCCCTAGGATTTGAGGGTTCTGGAGGGAATACATCATCAAGCGAACAACTAACCCCTAACGTATTAAGTGCGGCCACGATATGACGAGAATCAGCTAGGCTTGGAACGCGTAAGGATTTTTCATAGTTGGCTAACCGAGGTTGGTTCCAACCAGCCGCCTTAGCCAAGGCTTGCTGCGAAATGTTGGCTTTTTTCCGTAAATGCGAAATGTAGTTCATACAGTTCTCCTGTTGTGTAAAACGATGTTCACATATCGTGAAATAACTGTCAATACAAAACGTGAATCACCAATATTCACTCTTCGTGATAAAGTGAGGGTATGAAGACACTTGCTGAAGAAATCGGTGAGCGCATCAAGGCGCTAAGAACTGAGAAAGGAATGAGCCAAGGGCAGCTTGCGAAATTATGTGGCTGGTCTGGGGCGTCGCGTGTCGCCAATTATGAATATGGCAATCGAAACGTTGGTGTAGATGATGCATTGTCCTTAGCGAAAGCATTAGGCACCACGCCCGTTATGATTTTATTTGGCGAACAAAGTGATCCATCGAACTGGTTAACAGACAAACAAAAAAGGGTTCTTTCCCTATTCAATCAATTGCCTGAAGCTGAACAGGAACGCATGATCGATACCTTTGAGCTTAGACTTAAAGAAATTGATGAGTATGTAGAAAAATACCTACGCGGAAGATACAACCCCACCTAACTCAATCAAAAAATAAGCATTGCATAACCGGCCTTGAGCCGGTTTTTTTGTACCCTTACCAATAAATTACACAAAATGAGTAATTTTGATTTCACATTTTGTATTGACAACAATTTCACGACATGTGAAACTTCAAAACACACAAAGCAGTATGGGTCATTGAGGCAGGAAGCCCACGAAGTAGCTGCCGGCGGCATACGAAACACCGGATGAGATGACGACAAGAAGAATTCGCAGCAGGTTTAAACGTTCCGCCGGCCGGCGTTACAGGCATGAGATAGGACATCACTATGAGAATAGATATATCCAAGATAGGGAAAATTTACTTTTTACTCGTCTCCCCAATCAAACTCTCTGTCGCGCAGGATTTGGAGGCCCGATTCGGAGACCGCGTAATCATTGCAGCTTTTGGTACTGATATCACGTCCATGGGCCTGGCACCAGGTGATGAAATCGTAAGTGCTGGCTACCACCTTCACAGCCTGGATACCGCTGTTTTCGTAGCGCTCCACCATGCTATCGGTGCGGATACGCCAGTCGTGGTAGTCAAAGGGAAGGACGTAAGCATCTGAAAGGATTTTTTGGAATTCTTCGTAGTGAGCGGGATTTTCGTACCAGAAGACAGGTATAGGGCTACGAGACATTTTGCTCTCTTTTATTTGGCTGTGTGAGAACGCCAAGAATACCACCGAGCCTGAAGTGGTGAAAAGACAGGCATGACGACTAGTAGGGTTTGCAATGCGGTGAATGCGGCTATGCGCACGCGACACAGTTAAAAAAGTAAACATGGCGGTTATTCACACGTTGTGGGGAAAAAGTTGTCGGCGGTAGTTGTTAACTGGCTGCCGTCACCGGGAGGCACCCGGCGCCGCATTGCAAAACCACATCCTAATACTGAGTTAACTGGAGATAACTATGAAGGATTTTGCCCGAGTACCTACCGGGAACCAGGCGACCCGCCTGAACTGGTTCGAGGTGAGACTACGCCAGCTGTGTTACTTGCTGGCGCAGAAAGGAAACCCTGAGGCTGAGGCATGAATACCCTGTTTGCCCTTGTCATCAGCGTATGTGCTCTCACTGGTGAATGCTCTGATGTTCTGATCGGTGTTTATCCATCAGAGGCCAGTTGCAACAGCAACGCCGATGAACAAAAAGTACAGGGCCAGTGCCTCCCCTACCGAAAGGCACAAAAAATGGCTGACGACCAACAGCCTGCTGTGGGTTTTTTAATCGAATTTTGACCAATGGCTTACCAGCCTAATGCCCGGTGCACAGGGCATTGTGATGGTAATACCACCATCGTAACCAAACAGGAGGCGAGGCCTGTTCTGGTTAAATTGGAAAAATTATCTTTGCCCGCCCAAGGCGGGCCTTTTTCCGGAGGCTTTATGTCAGCTAATGATCTGGCATTGAAATTCAGTAACACACCAGTTGAGCAACTCATTGGTATCCTGCCGGTCCTCGAGGTGAAAGAGGCACTGCGTGATGAAGTTGAAGAGGATGTTTTAGACGAAGTATGGACTGAACATAACTTCGAAATGGAAGCCATGGGCGAACAAGTCGATGAAACGGCCAGGCTTGCAAGGAAGTTTGAGCTGATTGCCGAATCCTTTGGAACAGCAATAAAACTGGCTCTTACGCAGCAGCATCAGGAAGCGCAAGCAACCTTAATAAAAGTGCTAGAGGAATACCCTGGTTACGGCAAAGAGCCTGCAGAAGCCTCATAAAGCACAAAACCCGCGCAAGGCGGGTTAAGTACCCGGTCAGCCGACCAAAGCTTTCCGGAATCGAGTTTTGACCAATGACCACCACCAGGGCGGCTGCCATCAGCTGCCGGGTATCTTACAATCCAAAGGAGCCCAAACGCAATGAACAACTACCCGTATCTCATTAAAGCTAAGGCAAAAGCAAACGAAGCGAAAAGTCTCTTCTGCTGGTTCTCTGCTAAATCCGATTCTCGCGCCGAGCGCAAAATCCTGGACATCCTGGAAGACGCTGAAATTAACGTTGGCCGCGGCGCCAGCCATCAGCTGCCGATCCGCACCAACTGGCTCATCGTTGATGACTTACCGGAAGAAGGTGTACTGGATGACACCTGGTGCGATCGCTACGAGCTTGGTGGTGAAGACGGGCTGACATGGCAAAAAATCGTTGCGCCGGCGGCTGCTGAACCACAGCCCTCCAGTAAACCAGAAAACGATATCTCTCCTGCAAATAGCGATGAAGAGGACTATTCGAACAATGAAGAAGCACTCTTCAACCTGGCGGAAATGTCATTCCGCACGCAGCTGCTTGCCCAGTATATGGCCGACGAGCGTCACGTGTATCACATTAGCATTCCTCATCGTAACCGCCTTTCAGCGATGGAAATGGATACGGATAATCACGGTGTGCAGAATCTGCTGCTGACGGCAGAAAATATTCCGGAGCTTAAAAAATATGATATGCCTGGCCTGTGGAAATTTACCAGTGCATTTAAGAGCGTATTTCCTGTGGGGAAACGCCATGAGCTCGGCAAGCAAATTCAGTTCGCCAAATTGTGGCGTGAAACGTCGCACATTGACCGCGGGATCCTTACAAAGGAATGGGCTGCTGGAAACTATATCACCTCAATAAACAAAACCGATGCCGGCGCCAATGCTGGGGGCGGTAACAAAACTGACCGCAATCCGGATTATCAGCATTCGCTGGATACTCTGGATATAGAGATCGCTCTTGCAACGATGCCTATGGATTTTGATATCTATAATTTTCCGGCATCAGTCCACCGCCGCGCAAAGGAAATAGTACAGAAGAAAGAAAGTCCATTTAAAGAATGGTCTGCAGCATTACGGAGCACACCAGGCATCCTTGATTATTCCCGTGCAGCGATTTTTGCACTGATCAGGGAAGCATCCGGTGGAATAACTCCTTTTCCAGATCGGTTGCGTGGCTACATCAACGCGAATCTGACTGAACATAAGCATGATACCCCGAGCGCTGAAACGCTTGCCAAGGCGGGGCATATTCCATCTGCTGCAGTCACTCTGGATGCAATAAACCAAGCAATCACCGGAGAGGATAGCAGCGCAAACCTGGAAACACTCTCCTCCGACTTTAAAGCAGTTGGTACCGAACTGGTAAAAGAGGCTCAAAAGCAACGTCCAGACGCTAATCAGGTTCTGGCCTCCGAGCGCGGCGAATATGTTGAAGGGATTAGCGACCCTACGGATCCGAAGTGGGTAACCGAAGACCTTTCTAAGACCAGGCAGCTTGAAGTTTCAAAAATTGGGGACGGAGTATTTTCCATTGACAGTCTTGTTGACGTTACGGGCAAGGTTAACCAAAAAGAAAAAACAGATGAAGTTGTTCATCAAACGGATGCTGTAGATATTGAATCCGGTCCTCATAATAAGGAGGAAGATCAGCCTATTGATTATGTTCACGTTATGGTTGATCTGGAAACCATGGGTAAAAAACATAACGCCCCTATCGTCGCTATTGGTGCGGTTGTTTTTGACCCGGCAACCGGCTCTATTGGAGAAAGTTTCTATAAAGTCGTATGCCTTGAATCCTCTGTGAACTGGGGCGCCGTAATCGATCCATCTACTGTTATCTGGTGGCTTAAGCAGTCCTCCGAAGCACGCTCTGCGATCGTAAATGATGATGCTATCCCGTTGCTGGATGCATTACTCCAGTTCAGAGAATTTGTCTCTGATAATGTTGCTGGCGGGAGCAAAAAGGCACAGGTATGGGGTAACGGTGCGTCATTCGATAACTCCATTCTGCGTTCTTCTTACGATTGCATTGCTGAAGATTATCCGTGGGAATACTGGAACGATCGGGACGTACGAACAATGGTAGAGCTCGGCCAGGCCATTGGCTTCGACCCCAAAACAACGATCCCGTTTGAAGGTGATCGTCACAATGCCCTCGCTGATGCTATTCATCAGGCCCGCTATGTATCAGCAATCTGGCAGCGAATAATTTCCGGCAATCAGGTGCTGCAAAAATTGATGCAAAACTGATTTTTTATTTTCAGATACTGGCCCAGCAATGGGCCATAATGAGGTAAAACATATGCTCCAGATGTTAACCCTTGAAGAGTGGGCAAACGAGAAATACAGAAGCAATCCTCCAAGTGTTTCCACTCTCAGGAATTATGCTAAACAGAATATGTTTTCTCCCCCAGCCAAAAAAGAAGGTCGATTCTGGCGCGTCAGGGAGGATGCTGAGTTGGTCGGTACATTGACCACTCCTGTAGTAAAGAAAAGCGACCCTGTTCTTTTGCAGAGGATTTTGAACGATGGCTGCCAGACCACGTAAAAATAATATATCTATTCCAAATTTATACCCGCTCTACAGTAGAAAGGTTAATAAAGTATACTGGCGTTATAAGCACCCGATAACTGGTAAGTTTCATAGTCTAGGTACAGATGAAGCAGAGGCCACGGCAATAGCTATTGAAGCAAATAAAAGACTGGCGGAACAGCAAACCCGCCAGATAATGGCAATCACTGACAGAATATCCACCAACTCAGGAAAATCAATATCAACTAACACCTGGCTTGAACGTTACTGGAAGATTCAGCAGGAAAGATTAAAGTCCGGAGATATTAAAGAAAACACTATCAAACAAAAAGCAAAACCAGTATCTCTGCTTAAGGAACGTGTAGGAATGAAATTAATATCCGCTGTCAATGTTCGAGATGTTGCGCAAATTCTTGATGAATATTTAGCGGAGGGACAACCCAGAATGGCTCAGGTCATTCGCTCTGTCCTAATAGATGTTTTTAAAGAAGCTCAGCATGCGGGAGAAGTACCTCCTGGTTATAACCCTGCACTAGCAACTAAACAACCTCGTAGAAAGATCACTCGCCAGCGCCTCACTCTGGAGGAATGGCAAAAGATTTTTGATATAGCCGATGAAAATCACAAATACATGGGGAACGCCATGCTTTTAGCCATAGTAACAGGACAGCGACTAGGTGATATATCCCGTATGAAATTCTCGGACATCTGGGACGATCATCTACACGTTGAGCAAGAGAAAACCGGAAGCAAAATCGCTATACCATTAGCTCTGCGTTGCAACGCAATCAATTGGAGCCTCCGAGATGTAATCAGTCGTTGCCGGGATTATGCAGTAAGCCCTTATTTGGTTCATTTCTTTAGAACCACCTCACAGGCTGAGCGAGGAGCGCAGGTGAAACCCAGAACACTGACCATGAATTTCAGCAAGGCAAGAGACAGTGCAGATATTGACTGGGGACAAGGTACACCGGCAACTTTCCATGAACAAAGATCGCTTTCCGAGCGGTTATATAAAGCCCAGGGTATAAACACGAAAGATTTACTTGGACATAAAACTCAACAACAAACGGATAGGTACCATGATGATCGAGGTAAGGGGTGGACAACGGTGGCCTTATGA